TTGTCCCGGTCTTCCACCTTTGCTCCCTGCTTTTATCCTGTTGAATATTCGCTTCCGCATCCCAGGCTTTGTATAGTTTCCCGCTTCGTTTACTTTAGACTTTTTGGCTTTCATATCACAATTCTTTAACTACCACAAGCTTCGCATTCTTCAGGGTTCTCCATTGAACAGGTTGGTTGTTCTGCTGTTTCTAATTCGTTGACGAAATCTGCAAAGCTGTCGCTCATAATTTGATGTGTAAGGTTAGACAATAGTGAAGCGCTAAATTACGATTTTTATCTATACTTATTAAAGTACTCTATGATCTCACTCTCTAGTTTTGAGTCCATTATATAATTACCATTATACTCTACACTAGTAAATGTATCTTCGTCTTCTTCTGTTATTTCAATGTTGTATTCTACATCTTCATAAAGCACTTTAAAATACTCACTACGCTTTACCATTTTAATATCTTCACTAGATTGAAAGACGGTCTCTACATCTTTGTGAGCGACATCTGGCAGGTTGTTTAAACGACATACGTAACGAGCGTAATTGTTCCCCTGTGTATCCACTATAAAGTTTTCCTTTAAGGTGGTCATTATGTAGAACTGCTGTTTCTTGTCTAGACCCCCATAGTCAAATCTACCTGTAAACTTCACTAGCGGAAAGTCCATAATAATTGTTCTAACATCTTTCGGCAGCTTGCTAAAGTCTATTTCTGATTTTACAGCTGAAGGCTTAGTGGGTTCTGAGTCGTATGGAAACAACATAACATCATAGTACAGCTTTAGTCCTATTCTGTCTTTTATATGTTTAGTCTTTGTCCGTTGCATACTTAACACCCATTATTGTACCTACAATACTAAAAGCATTAGTAAGTAGTATACCGAACATATTAGACCAAGTACTGCCTATGATTTGAGTATCTGTACCAGAAGACATTGCCCAGGCATACATAACTGTGGTCAGTACACCTACACCTACAATAACATATAAAGCTACCTTAACTATAGTGCTTATCAGCTCAAACTGTGTACGCTTCTGCATTACCTCTAGGTCCTCTAGCGCTTCATCACGTAGTTTCTTGCTTTCCTCTAATGAGTTTTGCAACTCTAGAACTAAGGCTTCTTTAACTACAGCTGCCTCCTCAAGATCTCTGTTTTGCTTTTGTACCTGTTTAGTTATCTGTAGTCTTTTCTTTCGTGAATTTAGATCTCTGCTTTTACATTCTTCAATATAGTCCTTGACATCAGGATCTGAGGTATCGGACAACAGCTTAACAAAGTTTCCTTCTATGTAAACCTTCTTAGACTTTGCTTTTAGCATTGCCTCTTTTACTGTGTCCTTAGAACTTATCATCTATAAATTTTAAACGGATTTGTTTTATCCTTATACCCTTCGTAGTCTACTTTAAACTCTTCTAGTCTTGGCTCAATGTCATCTGATTTAATAATCCAAAACTGCGCCCCTGCTTTCTTTGCTTTTTCAATCTCCTGATTGTCGTCTGAAGAAGATATGATACCGATAACACAGCCATTGCCGTATTCAAAGTTAATCTTACGAATCATCTCAATACCGTCAAAGCTACTACCTATAATATTAAGGTCTACAAATACACACTCTGGGCGTTCGTCATTAGGGTCATCAGGAAACCATTCCTTAAACTTTCTGTTTGCCTCGTCAGAAGAATCTAATGCTTCTAGCGATAGCGTTATGTCAAGGATGCTACACGCATCTTCAAACACCAAGTGGAATAGGTCTTCATCGTCTATAAGTAGTATAGAGTTTATCATCATTTTATTTTTATAAGTAGTTTAGTTCCTTGTTTTTGTTTTTCAGCTCTAATTGTAAATCCGTGTTCTTTTAATATAGCAAGACAAATGTTTAATCCTAGCCCACTACCGCCTTCGTCTTGATTTTGTTTTCTAGTGTAAGGCTTAGAGAACTCTACAAATTCTTCTTGGGTAATACCCCTACCGTTGTCTTCAACGCATAGTACAGAATCGTTTTGCATATATATAGATACAAATTTAGTGGAGCTGTCGTTGTACTTTAATCCATTGCGTATTAAGTTATCAATAGCAGTACAGAACAAGGGTTCATTAACTAATAATGAAGGAAGCAGTCCTATTTGAACTTGTTTTATATATGATGTGCTTTTAAGGTAATCTGTTAAAATGTGTGTGATGTTATGCTTTTCTTTATCTAGCTGTGCATCTTCTTTTACAAGGTTGGTAAACTCTTTTACTCCAGCGTAAACTTTTTGTGTATGGCGTAATCCCTCTTCAAGCATTTTAAGCGGTGCTTGTATCTTTAGATTCTTAATATCGTCTTCTGTAATCCTGCGTTTTAAGGAGCTTAAACCTCTAGGCATATAGGTGTTTATACCGCTATGCATATCGTGTCTTAGAATCTTTGCAGCGTGTTCTAAGTAGGAATTTTTTTGATTCACTAGAGCTTCGGTCTCGTGCTGTAGCGTTACATCTGTTGCAATCTTAAGAACTTTAGAGTACTCTCCCCTTTTATTTTTTACAGGTGTGTAATGACCAAACAGCCAGATTTCCTCACCGTCTTTTGACACACGCTCAAACTCACCACTTATAGTTTTACCGCTTCTAAGCTGTTGCCAGAAGTTATGGTATTCTAAACTTTCACGATAGTCAGCAGGAACTAATTTGCTGTGATGCGTTCCTTTAGGATTGGAGTACCCCGTGAGTTTATTAAACTTTTGATTTGACGACCTTATGATACCATCCATATCCATAGTAACCACTATGTTTGAACGGTCTATAGCCCTCATTTGCATATCTATGTTTTCTTCTTTTATTCTTGTTGAGCTTATAAAGCTGTAAACAACATAGGAGAAGGGTGGCATAAATGCAATGACACAAGCATAACCAAATTCAGCCAATAAGTAAGAGGGTTCACAGAATCTAAATACGATGCACGTTTGCACAGCAAAGAATGCAAACATTATTGCAGCAGATACAGCTAGACATATTTTTGATATGCGATTCATTCATTTTTCTTGCGAAGAAAGTACCAGCGCTGCGCTGTATATCCAATAGATATAATAAGTAATAACAGCTTTAAAGCCGTTTCAACCTGAGACATAGAGATGCTAAGAGTAGTAGCGTTTAATAGTAATACTTTGATATCCGTCTCGTTCATCACCACTTAACCTTATTAGCCCAATACGCTGCGGACATTTTACCTTTAGCTATATTCTTGCGATGACGTGCTTTGAATGATGCACGTTTTTTCTTCATACGATCTGACTCACCAGACTTAGGCTTTCCAGCTGTTGAAGCGCCTTGCTCTCCAAAGCGTATAGTCTTGATTTTGTCGCCCACCTTAGCCACTACGATGTGTGACTTCTTAGGGTGATTAGGTGTACGCTTAGGCTTATTGTAACCAGATACTCCTGCACTTTTCAAACGTGAGTCTTTCTTCTTCGCTTTCATTTAGCAAAGATATAAAAAAAGAGGGCTACATTTCTGTAACCCTCTCGTATTCAGTATAGTGTAAGCGAGTCTTACTCTTCTACTGTTTCAGCTTCTTCAACTACCTCTTCGTATTCACCTGTGGTAAGGTCTACAGAGATAGATCCGTAAGTATCTTCTAAAGATTTCTGAGCAGTAGCCATAGCTTCCTCCATAGAGTTTACTTGAAGCTGTGCTTTGTGCGCTTGATTAGTTACGTCACCAAGGATAGTCTTCGCTTGGTTTAGATTAGAGACAGCAGTCTGGATAGACTTTAGTTCCTCTTCGGTAAGTTTAGCCTTGTCAGCCATAATGTTTAAATATTTAAGTTAATTAACTGTATGCAAATATAATACAAATACTATAATACAGACACAATGGCAAGACCTAGCCATATAATACTGACAGCATAGTTTAGTACAGCTGTTTGAATGTCATCTAGAGGATACTTGACAGGGTATCCTAGCTTCTTGCCTTTCCATTGGAATAGCCCTGGACCGTTGTGACAGCTAAACCATTGCCCTTTACCAAAGATAAAGTCTCTAGGCTTATCAATAAGATCGGGCATACACCCCATAATGTATCCAAAGGATGCGAGCCAGAAGTGACCAGTGAGGTAAGCGCCTACCAAGAACATTGCAAAACAGCTAGCTTCTATAATTACTGCGTGGAAGCGGTCTTTTAGACCTGACTCACCTACATAGTCCCACACAAAGTGAGATACAAAAGCAATAGAGCCACCAAGGATATAATCCCCAGTGGCTAGTGTTATTGCTGCGCCTGTCGTACCGTGTACGCTAAACCACATTATTCAGCAGGTGCTTCTTCTACTACAGGCTCTGCGATAGTCAACGTTACTGAAGACGGTGCTGCTAGGTCTGCAATTTGAGAATCTAAAGAAGCCTCTAGTTCTGTTACACGCTCTGCGCCTAATGCTGCTTGAGTCCAAGCAATCATATTCTCGTGAGTTACTGCATCAAAAGCTGTAAAGCCTGATAGGTCAGCTGTCTCTAGAGTTTGTGTCCCGATAGAGGTAGCACTGTGTGTTCCGTCTGTTCCTGTTACACGGTAGTGTACATTGTAGACAACTTGAGATTCGGTTACTCCGTTCTCGTCTGTGTGTGTTGGGTACGCATCTACTGTGCGACAGTCCCAAGAATAAGTGTTAGGCATTTTAAAAGTTTTTTGTTATAACGTTACAAAGATAATTAAATTAACAAGTCTGAACAGACTCTATTTGGTATCCATTTACTATGTATATAATATATTCTATTCCTCCTCCAGAATTATCTATATACTTGTGCCATCCTTCCTGAGATGCTGAATAAGTTGTTGTTAATGAAGAATCTGTATACAACTCATCAGTAGCAATAGGGGTAGAAGATGTACCGTTCTTATATACTTGTTCACCAGCTTCTAGCTGACAGGCTTCTCCTTCCTCGGCAGGATCACGACTTAAACTACCATCATATCCAGAGGCAGCTGAAGCGCTATGGTCATAGCTGTACCATTCACTCATAGATGCAGGTCTAGCGTTATTCGGTGTTGATGCAGAGGCGGTATTTATAGTTGCGTATGTACCTGACTCCGCAGAGTCTAAAGAGATAGTAGCGGTACTAGTCCGCCCCAACTCTGTGTTTATCTCAGACATCTTTATAGTCCCACTACTTTGTAACATAGTCTTCCCATTTATAGCCAAAAGCCTTATTTCGTTTTACAAATTTCATTTTTCCTCTTGTTTTTCTGTATCTCCCACCTCTTATAGCATCTCTTATTTCAGAAGCGTTTCTTGGAGATTTACCGATATACCTAAGAGCGTCAGATAGTGATTAAATCCAGGTCTACCCTTAGATGCTAATCCTATCTTTCTTTTATGCTCTTCTGTTTTGGGTCTTTTTGTGGATTCTAGAAAGTTTTTCTTTCCTTCTTCTGAAATGCAATTCCAAGTTGTACCTCCTTGACCTTCTTCAATAGTAATATTACAAAACATTTCATCTTTAATGATATTAAGTTTTAGAGAAACCTTTTTTGCATAACTAGCAAATCTTTTTGAATCTGAATCGCTGTAGAGTATATATGTGCTTATATCAGTTTTTTTATATCCGTATTTACTTAGATGTCTTTTCCATAACATACCGCTACCTGTATAATCAAATGGGTTTTTAATGGTTTTGCCTAAGTATTTTTTACCCTTTGGAGATATTTTTAAATACAGATGTATCATTTACTAGCAATAAGTGCTTTTAGTTCATCAATCTGTTGTTGCTGTTCTTTCATTGCTTCAATGAGTACACCTACAAGGTTGCCGTAAGCTACAGAATGCATTCCTTGGTCGTCTGTATGTACAACCTCTGGTATAACATCAAGCATCTCTTGCGCTATAACACCAATAGAACGCTTCTCTTCGCCTATCTTATTGTAGCCTACACCTCGCATAGCCTTAACCTTGTCAAGAGCGTTAGGGATTGTTTCTACGTTCTCTTTAACACGAGCATCAGAGTAGGCAATCACATCACCTGTAGCACGGATAGTTCCAGTTACATCAAGGGCATATGAAGGTGTGGTGTCGTTGATTCCGACATTACCGCTATCATCTAAGAATACTTCAGTGCTTCCACCAGCTGTAGTAAGCGTTAAGTTTGTTACGGAATCAGTACCTGCTATGTCTCCTATGGTTAAAGCAGCGCTATTAAGATTAAATACAG